ATGGCACACTTTGCCGAGGGGAACCTGTATGACGCCTTTAGAGCTGACCCTACTACTGATCCTCACGTGGCTGTTCAGCAGCTCATTAAGTCTCTGGTTGGTATTGATATGCCGCGGAAATATGTCAAGATCACTGGTTTCGGCATTATGTATGGCCGTGGGATTCCTAATCTGTCTGCTGCTTTGGGAGTTGATCCTGATGAAGGAAAGCGGGTGCGGGATTCTTACTTCGCTGCTCTACCAGAAGTGCGCGTGCTAGCTGACGAGACGCGCAAGGTCGGCAGGCAGGGCAAGGCCATCCGTACATGGGGCGGCAGGATGTACCGTAGGGAGGTTGACCCCACGGGGCGCGATCTATCCTACAAGCTGCTGAACTACCTTATCCAAGGGTCGGCAGCAGACCAGACCAAGCAATCTATGATTGACTGGCATACAGATCGTGGCGACGCCTCCTTGATTGCGGCTGTACATGATGAGATTAACATCAGCGCCCCCGCCGCCAGCAAGGACGAAGCAATGCGGCAACTGCGACAAGCGATGGACGCCGACAGGTTCGACGTTCCTTTCCGTAGCGAAGGCTACATTGGCCCGAATTGGGCAGACATAGTGGGGTGGAAGGATGATTGAGATTCTATATTGGCTAGGGGTAGGCATCGGCCTCGGCACGGGCATTTTCTGCATCTTTAAACTTCTAATTGGAGCTTTCTATGGCAAATGACTTCAGGTGGAGCTTCAGTCAATGGGAAACGTACGACGCATGCCCTTCCAAGTGGAAGTACCAGAGTGTACTGAAGCTACCCCGTGCCGCCCCCGGGCCTGCCGCCGCACGTGGGCTGCTGATTCACTCCACGATTGAGCGATACATCGCCAATGAGCCGGGGGCAGAGTTGCACGACGCAATCAGCGAAAAGTACCTGCCCGTGTTCAACGAGTTTCGTGACCACCCCAACGGTGACAGACATGTGGAATACAAGCTGGGATTGACGACTGAGTGGGGTGTCGCCCCCGGCTTCCGTAGCTCGGCGTGGTGCAGCATGGTGCTTGATGCTGTTCGCGTGGGCACGGATTGGCGTGACAAAGACCACAAGGACAAGGAGTCTATCGCCTACGTGGGTGAGTGGAAAAGCGGAAAGCCCAAGGATCGACACACAGATCAACGAAAGTTGTATGCGCTCGGTGCGCTCATCCGCTGGCCGTTTGTGGACGAGGTGCAGGTTACGACTTACTACGTGGAGGACACGGCCCCACCACAACGACTTAGGATCAAACCATCAGCAGCAGACAAGTTGAAGGACTTGTGGAAGGGCCGCGTTGAGCAGATGCGGGGCGACCACTACTGCGCCCCGAAGCCTGGGATCCACTGCAACTGGTGCGACTTTGCCAAGAAGAAAGGGGGACCATGCTCATTCGGGAGCTAGCAGTTGAGGGTGCCGTAGTCAAGTGGGCCAAGGCTCGCGGCATCCTTGTACTGAAGCTGAACTTGATTGGGAACACCGGCTGGCCCGACAGGCTATTCTTGCACGAGGGGAGGGTGGTGTTCATAGAGTTCAAGCGTCCTGGTGAAAAGTTGCGTAGAAATCAACCCCAGCGGGTCGCAGAGCTGCGGCAACGGGGGTTCACTGTCGGAGTATATGATGACATTTCTTCAGCCATTGCCTTCCTGGAAGCCACGCTCTTTCCAAGCTGATGGAGTCCGCTTGGGGGTGTCCCAAGCATGTATGGGCTTCCTGTATCCGCCGGGTGCGGGCAAGACCTCTGTGATGTATGCCATCTTCAAGATCCTCAAGGACAAAGGGTTCGTTAAGAAGATGCTGGTGGTCTGCCCCATCCGCCCCATGTACCAGACATGGCCGAAACAGCGGGGCATGTTTGCGGAGTTTGAAGACCTAAAAGTGAATGTGCTGCACGGCCCCAATCGGGAACACATGCTTGCAGACGATAGTGCGGACATTTATATCGTAAATCCGGAGGGCCTGGAGTGGGTTTTAGGGCAGCCGCAAGGGCCAAGGGGCACGCCAAGCCGGCTCAAAATGCTCACGGAGAAGTTCCAGGTGCTGTGCGTGGACGAGTCCACCAAGTTTAAGAATCCACAGACCAAGCGATTCAAGCTGCTGCGGCATGCCATCCCCAAGTTCCGCAGACGGTATATCCTCACGGGCACCCCGACCCCCAAAGGGCTGCTGGACCTCTTTGGGCAGATCTACATACTGGACGAGGGGCAGTCCTTGGGACAGTACATCACCCACTATCGCAACAAATACTTCTATCCATCCGGGTACGGTGGGTACGACTGGAAGCCGCAGGCCGGTGCACACGAACGAGTGGCCGAGAAGATTGCGCCCCTTGTCATGCGGGTGGAAATAGACGAGATTGGGGTGGACCTGCCCGACCTTGTCATCAATGACCTCTACGTTGATCTGCCCCCTGCGGCGCGGCAGACATACAAGCGCATGGAGGACGACCTCGTAGCTAGGGTGGAGGCAGGGGACATCGTGGCGGCGTCTGCTGCCGTGGCCTCCATGAAGTGTCGGCAGATTGCCAATGGGTGCTTGCGGGACACCAGTGCGGAAGAGTGGCACACCGTACATGACGAGAAATACTCGGCCCTCGGCGATTTGCTTGAGCAACTGCAAGGGGCGCCCCTGCTCGTCTGCTATGAGTTCGAGAAGGACCGTGACGAAATCGCCCGGCAGTTTAAGATACCATGCATCAGCACGGGCAACGCACGACACGACGCCAAGCACATCGCCATGTTCTCGGAGGGTCTGCTGCCTGCGGTCATGGGCCACCCATCTAGCATTGCACTCGGTATTGACGGGCTACAGAAGCACTGCCATCACATCGCTATGGTGGGCGTGACTTGGGACTTGCAGAACTATCAGCAAGTGATCATGCGGGTGCAGCGACAGGGCTCCAAGTCCAGGCGTGTGTTCCTGCACCGCATCCTTGCCCGTGATACAGTGGACGAGCGGGTGATCAAAGTGCTGGACTCGCGAGACAGCGACCAGCAGTCTTTCATGCACCTATTGAAAACGCTGCGTCAATAGGCAAATACAATTAGCTTTTCGAGCATCGTTACTGTAGTATTGCATTTGGAGAGGGCATGGGGCTCTTTCCGTACTTAGGAGAAAGTTGACATGGCTACCAAGAAGTCCAAGGCTGTCCCGGCGGAAGCCGAAGTTGTATCCACCCCGGCTGCGGAAGCGGCCCCCGCTGTCGTGCGTTCGCGTGGCCCCCGTGGCACCGTGGAAACCGCGCGCATCAGCCTGCTCGTTTCGGAGAACCCGAAGCGTGAAGGTACGAAGTGCCAGCGCGTGTTCGCCCAGTATGTGGACGGCATGACCATTGCTGAGTTCTGCGCCGCGCTGGATGCGGAGGGGCTGGGCAAGGAAGCTACACCGAACATGGTGTATGACAGCAAGCACGGCTTCATCAGCATCGAGGGCTACGAGCCGCCCGGTGGCGTGCGCGTGAAGGAGCCGAAGCCGGCCAAGGAGCCGAAGGCTGCCAAGGCCCCGAAGGCCAAGAAGGAAAAGGCCTCCGTTGAGGAGGCCCCGGAGGCGGAAGAGGAAGTGATCGACTGAGCAGCCCACTGCGTAACAGAATCCCGCTACGGCGGGATTCCTTCTTTGGAGACTCTAATGATCGTGACCATACCCACCATCAACCGGGTAGACAGACAACCGACCTACGATGTTCTGAAACAGGTGGCTAATCCCGTACTCATCTGCCCTCCTGAGGAGGTGGACGCCCACACGGCTCGCGGAAGAAAAGCGATAGGCGTGTCTGCTAAGGGAATCGCAGCAACCCGCCAGTACATCGTAGATAACATGGGCGCGCAGGTTGCCATGTTCGATGATGACCTCGACTTTGCCGCCCGCAGAGTAGACGACCGCACCAAGTTTCGACCGGCCACCCTAACGGATGTGCGGGATATGCTTGACCTCATGCGACGCCTGCTAGACGACTATCCGATGGTGGGGGTGTCCCATAGGGAAGGTGCTAACCGGCAAACAGAGCCCACACTTTTCAACACCCGCATCCTGCGGGTCATGGCATTCGACACAGCGTACCTCAAGAGCAAGGGTATATCTTTCCTGCCCCTGCCTGTGATGGAAGACTTCCACGTTACCCTCAGTATTCTGAAGACAGGTAGTCGGATAGTGACCTGCAATGACTGGGTTCACAACCAGTCGCGGGGCAGTGGGTCGGCAGGCGGGTGTTCCACCTACAGGACAATGGAAGTGCAGCGGCAGGGGGCAGAAGCCTTGAAGGCCCTACACTCCGACTTCGTTACTGTCGTAGAGAAGGCCCCTAATTCCGCGTGGGGTGGAATGCCTCGTACAGACGTAACTATCCAGTGGAAGAAGGCGTACGAGTGGGGAGTGAGAAATGCCTAGGACAGCCGAACTCGTGTATTGGATTACTGAGCGCGAACGCATGCGCCTGCTGAAGGCGAATGGGCAGCAGGTCGGTAAGTACGGCTATAGTGACGACCCCCACATGGGCACTGTGCGATACTGCAACGTGCGCCGTGAGGATGACAAAGTCACTACGTGGCTGCGCATGTACTGGCGACGCAAGTATCATGAAGTGCACAGCATCCTACTGGCGCGGTTGATTAATCGCATACCCACGCTGAATGCTGTACTCACCGTTATGGAAGATGGTGGGGGCGTAGAGGACATCCGCAAGTTGCTGAAGGACATGCGGGAGCGCCACCCCATCTTCGGCAGTGCGTACACAGTCAGCACCAATGGCTGGAGCATGGACAAGATAGACTACATCTTGGATCGAGTCGTTGTGCCCGCGTTCCATCAGAGGTTTGAATGGTCAACGCTTGCCAAGGCTTGTGAAGATCTTTGCAGGCTGAATGGGGTGTCCACCTTTATGGCGGGGCAGATAATTGCAGACCTTAAGAACACTGCATTCCACCCCTTGCAGGACGCACCAGACTGGCAGGGGTGGGCTACCCCCGGCCCCGGCAGTTTGCGCGGTCTACGGGCCTATTTTGGCCTGTCTACGCCCCTGCCGCCCCGGCAGTTTACGGGGGCGCTGGCAGAGGTGTGGGAACAAACGCGGCCCCTTCTGCCAGATGAGCTACAGCACCTCCATATGCAGGACTTACAGAACTGCATGTGCGAGTTTTCTAAGTACGTGAAGGTGAAGGAGGGAGGCCATGTCCGGAACCGATATCGTGCAGGGTGAGCTCCGGGTTGTAGGGGAAGCTCATGGTTCAATCAACACTATGGAGGTGTATTACGACGCCCCTGATGAGTGGGCATTTCGGCAGTTCGTGACTGACCTACAGATGCACGAATATGCACGCAAGAATTCTCTAACTGTGGTGATTCAAAATGTTAGTGATCCAAGCCCGGAACGTGAATGACGCATTTGCCGACATTTTCTGGCGACTGCGAACTTACGGAGAAGTAGACGACAGCCGCAACGGCCCCGTCCTACGCTTCCCCACCCCCGTAACCACGATGTACACGCATCCCCAGGAACGGGTGCTGTTCAACGAGAAGCGGGATGCCAACCCAGTCTTCCACCTTATGGAAGCTATTTGGATGTTGGCGGGGGAAGACAGCGTAGACTTCCTAGTGCCCTTCAACCAGCGGATGCGGGAGTACGCTGAGGACGACGGCAGAATCCACGGTGCCTACGGACACCGTTGGCGAATGCACTTTGGTCACGATCAGCTAGCTGTGATTGCGGATGTGCTGCGTAGAGATCCCAAGTCCCGTCAAGCTGTGTTGGGCATGTGGAGTCCTGACATGGACCTAGCCGTAAACAAGCGGGATCGCCCCTGCAACACACATGTCTACTTCGAAATCCAAAGGGGTAGGCTGAACATGACAGTGTGCTGTCGCAGTAATGATCTGCTGTGGGGATGCTACGGGGCGAACGTGGTGCACTTCAGTGTTCTGCAAGAGCTCTTGGCGCAGGAGTTGGGGGCGGAGATCGGCACGTACTATCAGGTATCCAACAACCTGCATGCGTACACTGACCTGCCCATGATTCAGGACTTCCTGAATATGCCGGCAGACAACGACGGGGCACTCTACCCACCCCCGTTCCCCCTCTTGCAGAAGGGGGAGTGCATGGATGAATTCCTTACAGACTGCGAGCGTCTGGTAGCGGGGCTGGGGGCGTCTCCACGTACCCGCTTCTTTGCGGATGTGGCCCTGCCCCTGCATGACCACTACATGCGGAGGAAGCTAGGCTACACCGAGCCAATCAAAGCCGCGCCCTGCGACTGGACAACTGCATACATCAACTGGATTAGTAGGAGAACCAATGGCCGCGAATGACACACAGGTTGCAGGCACCCACTACCGCGACGAGATACAACACTGGGACTTGGCAATCATGTACGACTGGGACCCATTCCAGTATCAAGTCACCAAGTACATCATGCGGTGGAAGCGCAAGCACGCAACCTTCGAAGAGCGCATGAATGATCTGAAGAAGGCCCGCCACTTCCTGGACAAGTATATCGAGGAAGCAGAGATCTACGACAAGCGAGCCCATCCATGATCAACTTCTACGTCTATGACATGGTGGGCAAGGAATCTCCAGTGATGGAGAAGGTGGGGGTGGTTACGGCAGAGAATGCCCTTGCCGCCCTACGTATCGCGAAGCAAAAGGGGCACCACGCCCCTATCATCGGAGAAGCGCATGTTTCGACAAAAGACACTACTGGAAGTGATCGACCAAGAGCTCGAGAAATCAAGGCGGGATCGCCTAGAGGCGACAGCCCACTGCGAGTATTATCTGGCCGTAGAGGAGCTGCTACGCAAGCGAATTGATCGGTTGCTTAGGGATCGACAGGAACTCGTCGACGACGAACATACATCCTCTCAATAGACACTGCCCGCTGGTCGGCCGCGTACTTCTGTGCGCGGCCGAGATCATTTATGAGTCGACACTGGTAGCCGTTGGGAAGGGTCACCAGATAGCCCACAATAACCTCGGTCATGTCGTTGGGGGCGCAGCCTGCCTGCTCCCCCGTGGCGGTGTCGATGGGATGCATCATCTCTCCCGGTCCACTATTTTGAATCGAAAGTAGAATGTTTCCAGGGGGAGCCATCTAAAGGTCTTGCGGCGCGTCGGTATAGCCGAAACCGCCTCCCCAGTTACCTCCGGCTGCCACATAGCGTGGATGACCGGAAAGATATTCAGAAACCGCGCCCCACGACTATCCCGCAGCGTCAGATACCCACCACGCCTTCGCCAGATCGGCAAGACGACCGACCAGCAGTTGCCGTGCGCGGCCTTCGGATGGATCTTCTCTGCTGCCTGCGACAACCACACGCAGGCGACCATCAGCCAGTAAGCCGCTGCCCACAGCGCGCCTCCGAGGGCGACAATAACAAAGTGCAGAATGACGCGCATGCTCATTCCTTAGGTTTGATTACGCGATCTACCCAAGTCGCCAGCGTGCGTGTTCCAGCATAGCCCGCGAGGAGTAGAACTAGAGCCATCAGGGCCGGATTCATCCCTTGGCTCATCCCGCCCCAATAGCCCGCCAGTCCGATTACTATGGATACAGCTGAGTCGCGAATAAGCTCAGCCATAGCGTGAAAGGGCTTGTCGGCATAGATTGCCGTCAGCTTCCTTCCTAGATAGGCGGGGTATCCTCCCAACCACGCCACGCCGCAACCGACCAGGGCTTGGGTCCAAGGCAACGCTAGGAGGTCCGGACCTTCATGGGCGAGCGCAGCCCATGCCATGCCGTAGGAGGACAGCATATAGAGGGCGAAGAATCGCCTTAGTCGCTCTTGGATTCTGGCGGGCACTCTTGTCTTTCTTCGTTGGCGATCGCTGCTGCCTCTACGGCTATACCTGCCGCGACTAGCACATAGTACGTACCGACCTGCCAGACAATCGACAAGTCCCCCGCAGCCATGAAGGCGCGTATCCCAAATGCCGCAGCTAATGCGGAGTATACTGCCACGCAGATTTGATGTCGCGGGTAGGGCTTGACGCTGGGTAAGATCAGCCCCCTGCGCAGTACGTCTCTCCAAATTAAGTCAGACAACGCAATGCCCGCCAGCAAGACAACGCCCCAGTTGATGACATCCATCAAGAGGCTATCCCCCGCCGCACGGTAGGCGAGCAAGTTGGGGGAGAATAGCTGTAGAAATGCCGTATACCCGGAAGCTACGACAATCAACAGACGAGCGGAAATCGCGTGCATCAGGTGAATGTTATTGAGTATGTCCCACCGTTGGTGAACATCGTACTTTGCCCGCTCCAATTCCAGATGCCCTGGGTGACGTCAGTGTTAAAAGAAGCATTGGCGCTCAGGTATGTGACATTACTAAATCCAGGGCCGTTAATAGTCATGCTTGTAAAGTGTGTCTGCTCAAGTAAAAACCCGGCAATGTAGATTGTCATTGTGGCGAGATCAGACTGAGAAGTGCAGGCATTGACAGTTTTGGTGTTTACTGTCCCTTGCCATGAACCTATTGCAGGTGGAGTGGAAACGTAGCCGTATTGAACCCCGTTTCTAAACCCCGCGACCATCTCGCAGTTGTTGTCTCCAATGCCGCCGAACACCTTGCGCCACGTACCATTATCGTTGTAATGGACTTCCTTGCACTTCCTCCAAGTGCCATTGTCATTGACATGGACTTCCTTGGCCTTACGCCAAGTGCCGTTGTCGTTGATACGAAGTTCAGCAGCCATAATCAGTACACATACCAAATATCACCGCTAGCCCCACCACTCGGTTGATTTGTGCTGAGTGTCCGCTGTCCAACGGAATTGGAACCCACTACGTTCGAGCCCACGGTCAAAGAGCCTCCAATAGTCACTGCGCCATTCGCAGCAATCCGCATGCGCTCGTTTGCGCCGCTGGTTCTGAAGATCAAAAACCCGCTCGCCGTCCCTGCGTCTATGTAGTTTGCGTCTGCTCGCGTAAAGTTAATGCTTGATCCAGCGCTAGGCATCTGGACATTGCCCAGGGTACCGAACATCTCGAACTTGGTCGTTGGCGTGCCGCCAATCCCCACGTTCCCACTGGCATCAATCCGCATGCGCTCAGTGGAGTTGGTCCCGAAGTAGAGCGCCGCGTTAGCGCGATTCACAACCGCCGCAACATTATCTGATGCCTGCGATACTGAAAGGCTGTTTGTCGTCACCCCATTGCCCGCTCCGGCCAACTCCAGCAATGTTGAGTACCCACTGCCAGTACGCAGGCTGGCGATCAAGTTCTCGCCGGTTGTCGTCACATCGAACTTGTAAAGCGGCGTTCCGCCAATCCCTACCTTGCCGCTTGCATCCTTGACGATTCCGCCATTGCCGACATTCAGCGTGTCGGTGGATGCATCACCAAGAATTGTATTCCCAGTAGTTGTCAGCGCGCCAGTCACCGTGACCCCAGACGCCTCAGCTTTCACAACCTCAGCGCCTAGGACGGCCAGCCGCACAGACCCCGCACTAGGACGATATACCCCCGAGGAGGTTTCGTTGGTGAACGACAAGCCGGGGGCGGATACAGTACCGTCGGTCACCTTGAAGGTGCCAATCATCCCGCCCCGACCCTGCCGATCAAGTGAGTCCGTAAGGCCGGAGGCAATGTCGTTGACAGTCGTGTTGGCCCACTCATCGGTGATGGCAGTGCCGCTGGTTACGGGATTCACCGCCGCAGCGGGGGTAAAGGTTCCACTACTATCTCTAGGCATGATTACTCCTGAATTACAGCAGGGGCAACAGTAGAAAGACCACCCTGCCGCAGCAGTTCAGCCAAGCTGCGCTGCGTGCCGGTATTGCCGAACAAGGCGTTCGCCCCTGCACGGGTCTGGCCAATGAGAGACACGCCATAGGGGGCAGCCATCACACCGGCGATTACGGGATTGATGGCCCCCGTGAAGCCTCCAAGCCCCGCTGCAATGGGGACTACAGATCGCTTCAAGGCCATTCCCATTGTACGAGACTGCTCCTGCAACGGGGCACCTCCAAGAACACGGAAAGCTGGCTCAATCAGTTCAACTCCTGTAGTGTTCCCCGGCATACTATGATTGGCGTACGCGCCCGCCAACCGATTGACGCTGACTCCCTCCTTGAAGCCTTCCGCGCCCTTGACCGCCTCACGCAGACGCTCCACATCGAAGTTACGTATGTCCAAGTCCTTCAGGCGGGCGAGCTCGTCCGGACTGAGTCGCTTATTGCGAATTTCCGTGATGAGGTAGTCCCGCGCCGCCCGTAGTCGCTTGGCAGTCTCCGGATCCTTAGCCTCGTAGATCGCGTCCTGAAGGGGCTTCAGATAGTTCTTGTTGAATGTCTCGTAGTTGACATTGCGAACACGCGGGTTGTTGGAGCCAAGTACGTTTCCTACCTTGTGGGCCGCTTCCGCAGCTTGGTCTGCAAACTGCCCCTGCGGATTCAGCTCGCCTGCGACCTGTTGCGCATCGCCAAGTTTCCTGGGGGCAAGGGGAAACCTCTTCTTGTCAAAGAGCTTACTGTACTCTTTTCCCAGATAGTCCTTGGCAGTGGCTGCGGCTCCCTTGCCAACAT